TATTCAATCAGGACTTGGGACAGGAACAGGCGACCCGGGAACAATTATATTTAATACAACTATTGCAGCAGCAGCTGGGGATAATATCCATACACAAAGTGCAAATACAATGGTATTAGATAGCGGTAAAGTAGGTATAGGAACAGATAGCCCAGACACACAACTCCATACAACTGGTGGTAGAAGTAGGAACGTAACTACAGTAGCGGCAGGAACTTATGACTTACTTGTAACAGATGATATTCTTCACGTTACATATACAGGTTCAGCAGCAGTAACAAGTTTAACATTACCAACAGCACAGACTACAGCAGGAAGAACGATTATAATTAAAGACGCTGGAGGAAATGCTTCAACTAATAATATAACCATTGATACAGAAGCTGCACAAACGATTGATGGGGCAGCAACTAGAGTTATAAATGGAGATTATGATTCTCTAACTATTTATTGTGATGGTTCAAATTGGTTTATTATCTAGGAGGATAAAATGGCTTATATAAATTTATTAGATTCTAATGGTTATTTAGATATTAAGAGAACTCATGCTAGCCCGACAAGACCGGCAACGCCAAGCACTATCTTGACTGTTTCAAAAGTAAGTAAATAATAAAATAATATGAATAAACTACTGGAAATATTTATTATAACGATTTTAATATTACTATTAACAAGTATTACTATGGCTAATATGGCAATAGCAGATACTTATAGATATGATAATAGAACGACAACAAATATAAGGATAACAGATCAAGGTGGTTTTCAGCATTCTATCGTTGGTGTAGCTTGGGGTGTAATTGCAAAGGATTTAGGGTTTACAATTGAAGAATCGATTGGAATAGCTTTTAGTGTTAGTTTTTTAAAAGAAATGATTGATATGCAAAAACCTAAAGGCGAATTTTGCGAAGAGGATATATTCTTTGGTTGCTTAGGAACATTTTTAAGTTATAAATTATATTTTTAAGGGGGCTATATGAATAAAAAGGTATCTATAATTATCGTTACGAATAACTCAAAGGAAACATTTGTTCAATGCGTAGATTTTTTATCCGCAACTACAAGTGAATTTAAAAGTAAAGAAGTTTTAATTGTAGATAATAATTCTGATTATTCGCCTCTAATACAAGATATTTGTGTTAAACATAGTTTTAAATATATTAGATTAAATAAAAACTTATCGTTTTCCTATGCTAACGATTTTGCTATAAAAAAATCTAACGGAGAATATATTCTATTAATGAATGATGACATTATAGCAAGTAATGAAAATTGGCTTGATAATTTAATTAAGTTTGCAGATGAAAAAGATGCCGGCGTTGTTGGGATTAAAATGTTATTTCCACAGAATCAAAAGGTTCAACATTGTGGAGTTGTATTTAATCAGGAAAGACAACCATATCATGCTTTGTTACATGCTGAACTTGATGACCCTAGAACTATGGATTCTAAAGAATATCAGGCAGTAACGTTTGGGTGTGCATTAGTTAATAGAAAAGTTTATGATGAATTAGGTGGGTTTAGCCATATATCTAAAGAATGGGGCTATCACTATGAAGATATAGACTTTTGTATGAAAGCTAGAAAAGCCGGATATAGTGTTTGGTATGATGCAAATTGTATTGTATATCATTATTCAGCAAATACATTTAAAAAGAATCCAATTAATAAAGACAAGACTTACGAACATTTACCAGCATTTAAGCAGAAATGGTTTTTTGATATTGAACATGATGATTGGGAGCAATTTTATATGCCTAGTAATGCTAAACATATTGTTATCGGTGTTCCGTTATCTGATGGTTCACAATGGATATTTAGAAGAATGGTAAACATGATCGAGGGCTTAGAATATTGCAATAAAATGGTAACTATAGTATTTGCTTTAAATAATTGCGGACAACAGTTTATTGAAGAAATAGATATTTGGGGTAAATTAAATAAACATAAATTTAGAGATATTATATTTAATCATAAGATGATTCAATCTAGCGGTAAAATAGATGCAGTTATTAAAAGTAGAGAAGCTATCAGGCAACAGGCTTTAAAAGTTAATGCTGATTATATATTTTTTATAGATAGCGATGTTTCGATGGAACGAAGAACATTAAAAAGATTGTTAGAAATATGCGAAAATGAAGATGCAGATATAGCAGCTGGAACTTACTTTTATAAAAATGAAAGTAATCCTAAACCTATGTTATTTAAAACTATTACTCCTACTGAAAAATTTGAGGCTATGGAGTTAGATAAGAAAAAAGAAATATCTAGTAGTAAAAAAGATAGAGCAATCGGCTTAGGTAATTTTGAATTAGCAAGAGATTTAATGGATGGTCAAACTCATATTGCTGGTGCAGTCAATTCTGGATGCACTTTAATTAAAAGAAAAGTTTTTAATAAAATACCTTTTGCTTCTTTAAATTCTTGCTATGGAACAGAGGATTTACAATTTTTTGCTAAGTGTCAACAACATGGATTTGTTTTAAAAGTTGATACCGGATTAAAACTATTTCATTTAGACCAAAACGGTTATGTTTATTGTTGGTGGAACTTGCCAGTTAAAGAAGGAAATACTATTTACGAAGTATCTCCATCTAAAGTAGAAATAAAACAACCTAAGCAAACAATTAGAAAATCTAAGAAAACAATAAAAGAGAGAGTGTTAATATAATGGCTTATACAACAGATGACAACGTAAGAGAATATATAAATGCTGGCGGAAGCTCGATATTTGGAACTGATGTAATAGGAACACGTGTTATGGCAGATAAAATATCTAGTGGCGATAGCATGATAGACCTTAAATTATCTAAAAGGTATACCGTTCCATTTACTACAACTCCTCCGGTTATCCAAACTATTTCTAATGCTTTTAGTGGTTGGTTTGCATTGAGAAGCGTTTATACGAACGAAATACCATCAGCTTTACAGTTTGTAGAAGATGACTACAAGAAAGCAATGGAATGGTTAGAAGATTTAAAAAATAAAGAAGTTGATCTACCGGCTTCTGGTGGTGGCATAGTAACAGAAAAAGGTAGTGATACCTTGATGTATTCATCTAATAAAGATTACTTTCCTATATTTGATGTAGATAATGAATTAAATCAATCAGTTAGTAGTGAACGATTAGAAGATATAGCTGGGGAGCGAGAATGATTAAAATAACTATTAATGATAAAGAGGTTCAAAAATTATTTAAAAGAGTAACTAATAAAGCAGATAATAAGGAAAAAGCTATGAGACAAGTATCATTAATGATGCAAAGAGATATTAAGCAACATTTTAAAGATGAAAGTGGTAGCGATGGTTCTCGTTGGAAGAATTTAAGACCATCTACTTGGGAATGGAAGCGTTCTGAGGGATATACAAATATGCTAAGAAATTCTGGGGATTTATGGAAACGTAATTTACCTACTCATAACAATAAACAAGCGATTGTCTATAACGATTTAGATTATGCAAAGTCTCAAAACTATGGAGATAGCTTAAAGCATTTACCGGCTAGGAAATTTATGTGGTTAAGTAAAAAAGCATTAAGAGATATTTCAAAATTTATGCTGAAATATTTAATAAAAGGAGTATAAGATGGCTGAACTTTTTGGATATAGAACAATTAAAGATGCTATTGTTTCTCTTATAACTGATAATTCATCAGATATTAATAGTGGATTATCAAGAAGCGTTCAGCAAGTTATAACTATGAAACCAGACGATATTGTAATTCCTACTACTAAATATCCTACCATTTGCGTTTGGCTTGATAGTATAGATGAAGAATTTAACGGAGCAAGTAAAAGAAAAAAAGCTACTGCTAATTTTCAGATACATTTATGGACTTATAGTATAGGAGACTTAGATTCTTCAATCGATCAGAGCCAATTATTAGCGGATAATATAAATTATGTTTTAAATAGTAATATAGGAATAACTAATCTTTCAAGCTCAAGAGGGTATTTAGATACTACTAGAACACTATTTAATTATAATACAGATGATAGCGGATTTATAGCACACGGATATATTGATTTAAAAGTAATTAGGTATTTAAACTAGGAGGATATTATGAAGTTAAAATATAAAGGGGCGGAAGCAAAGAATCCCATATTAGGCGTTTTAATAAATAATAACGTCTATGAGGTCGATGGAGATTTAGCAAGAGAGTTATTAGAAAGAAATGTTTGGGAAGTAGTTTATAAAGCAAAGGCTGAAAAAGTAGAAAAGATGATTTATAAAAATAATAAAAAGGGAGATGAATAATTATGGCGTTAGGATTTGGATATGAAAGTTGGTTAGGTGCAGGTAAAGAAACTGCTTATGGAACACCTGTTACAAGAACAAAGTTTTTAGAGTTAAACTCTGAAAGTTTAGCTGCAGAGGATGATGTTATAAATGGAAATTCTGTTTATAATTGGACTAGGGATGTTGATAATTATACGCAAGCAGCAAAGACAGTAGGTGGCGGAATTAGTTTTGATTTAAGACAAGAAGGTGCAGAGATTATATTTCTTTATGCACTAGGAGGCACGTCTACCGCATCACCGGGAACTGGTGATGCAAAAACGCATACGTTTACAATGTCTGAAAGTTTGCCGACAGGGTTGACATTAGAAGTAAATAGAGATGTAACTGCTTTCTTATATCATGGTTGCAAAATTAATCAGCTAACATTAAATGGCGATAATACAGGAATTGTTACAGTTGATTTAGATATTATAGCAGAAGATGAAGGAACAGCAGCAGCTTCAACTCCTTCATTCTCAACATCTGATTATTGGACATTTGATAAAGCAGAATTAACTTATAATAGTGGAACACAAAAGGTAACTAATTGGACTTTCAATATAAACAATAATGAAGAAAGAAGATATTTACTTGGAACTAAAACAACTAATGAGCCGGTAAGAGCAGGCAAAGCTGAAATAACCGGAGAAATGACAGTAGAATTTGACAGCGTTACAAACTGGACAGCATTTAATTCAGCAGGAACAGCTGCATTTGAAGCAGACTATTCAGGAGATGCTATTGAAGGAACTATCCTTTATGGATTCCAAGTTAATTGCCCTAAGATAAGATTTAGTGGTGGTGTTCCATCGACAAATTCAGAAGGTAAATATACACAAACAATTCCGTTTGTTGCATATTCAGATGGCACAATTAGACCGACAAATATTGTTATCACAAACACAGTCGCAAGTGTTTAATAAATAAAAGGAGGATATTATGGCTATTAGTATTGATGAGTATAAAAATAAGTTTGCTAAGACAAAGATTGCTAAAATGGAAGATGGAACAGAATTTGAGATACGAAAGATTTCTATTGTTGATATGTGGGAAGTATCCAAAGAAAATACAAAGGATGTTATTGCATTTTCAAAAAACGTTATTTTAAAAGGCGTTGTTAATCCTAAGATTACAGAGGAAGGAGATACTGATAGTCTCGCTATTAGAGATTTAATAGGAGAACATTATATCCCTTTGGCTAACGATATTATGATTTATTCAGGAATTAAAAACGAAAAGGGAGAATCTAAAGATTTTTTATCCCAAAAGGCGAAGGTATAGCAATAGACGCTTTATGTAAAAGATACAGCGTCTTGCCCTCGTCTTTATTAGGGGTTGATGATGAGTTAGCCCCTTTTGAAAAATATCTTTTAAATTTTAAAATTGCAAGTATTGGTTGGAAAGAAGAAGATAGACAAAAAAAATTACAAAGAGTTAGAAGCAAGTTAGGCGGTAGGAGGAGAGGTCGTTAATATATGGCACAAACCGAAACAATTAAATTAGTATTAGAAGCACAAAACAACATGAGTGGCGAACTAAAAAAAGCCACTAATCAATTATCTAAAGTAAAAACTACTTGGAAAGATGTCGCCAAAGGTATTATCGGGGCTCAAGTATTCCAACAATTAGGCAGAAGTATTGCTAACTTTGCTAAAGATAGTGTTGCTGCTTTCAGGGCTTCTGAATTAGCAGAAGCTAAACTATTAGCTGGTATGCAGAACGTAGCTGATTTAACTGGACAAAGAACTCAATTAGTAAAGGCTGATGTCGAAGCATTAAAGGAACAGGCTAAGGCGTTACAACAAGTAACCAAGTTTAGTGATGATGCAATTATTAATGCTCAAGCTATGTTATCTACTTTCGCACTCCAAAAAGATGAGATCATGTCGCTTACTCCACGAGTTTTAGATATGGCAGCTTCGGTTGAAAAGCTAACAGGTGGACAGATTGATTTGCAGGATATATCGCTTGCAGTAGGTAAATCAATGACAATGGGTGCTGGTGCATTAGGTAGATATGGTATTGTAATGTCAGATGCACAACGCAAAGCATTTAATTTAGCCGAGGGTCAGGAAAAAATCGGTGTATTAACTGAAATAATGGATCAGAATTTTAAAGGTTTTGCAGAAGGTGCAGCTAAGACTTTTGATGGACAAATGAAACAACTATCAAATGATATGGAAGATTTCCAACAAGAGGTTGGAAGATTACTTGCTATTTTTATTACTCATTGGTTGCCGACTATAAAGAAAGCTATAAATGTATTAAAAGACTTTTCCGCAGCACTTGGTATAGCTAAGAAAGCTACTAATAGTTATGGCGAAGAATTAAAACAATTAGATAAATTATTAAGAGATGGAAGGATTTCAGAAGAAGCATATGCAGAAGAATTGGAAAGAATAGTTAAACAAGCCGAAGATGCTGCAAAAGCTACTGAAAACAGAGCAAAAAAACAGGGCGAACTTATAAGAAAGATTAAAGAAGCAGCAGATGAAGAAAAAAGAATAATGGAAAGCAGAGAATCTATTCTTAAAGAATTTAGTGCTGTTTATAAAAAAGCATTAGAAAGCCAAACAGATGATACTTTTGATGAACTTGAGAAAAGATATAAAGCATATAAAGAAGCCGGTTCAGATTTAATAGAACTTGAAAAATGGAAAAATATAGAATTAGACCGATTAAGAAAAGAAGATGCAAAAGATTTTGTTGCTGGCGTAAAAGGTGGTTATGATGCAATAGGTGCTATAACCGGACATTTTGCAGAAGAAATTGGAACTGGTCTTTCAGAAGCATTTACTGGGATTGGTGCTCCATTAGAAGCAGTAGGGTTATCGGTTGGTGGTATCTTTGGTTCATTAGCCGGAACTGTTCTTACTGGATTTATGAATATGTTTGGTCAACAAAAATCATTTGCTCAATCAGTAGAAGAATCATTTGATAAATTAGTTGGAAATACTAATAGAGCATTAGGTAAAATTGGAGAAAAAGAAACTTTTGCTAAAATGAAATTAGATATATTAGATAAATTACAAATAGGAGAAGGCGGTAAAATTGCTGGAAGTGAAGTAGCAAATATACTAGGTGTAACTGGATTAACTAAACAAGATGCACAATTAAAATTATTAAGAGAACTATTAGAAACTCAACAATTACAAACTGGTTTTTTAGATAAATCAGAAAAAGAAATAAGATTTTTAGCAGAGAATAGAGACGCTGCAAGGTTTATAACTGGTGGATCAGATGCTTTATGGGAAGCTGCTAATCAATTTTTAACAAGAGACCCTATTGAAAGATTAGGGGTATTAGGAGAAATGGTAGATACTCAAAATGCTATTGCAGAGATTTTAGGAGATGTTCCACAATACGCAGAGGGTGGAATTGTAACGAAGCCAACATTAGCAATGATTGGAGAAGCCGGAGCAGAAGCAGTTATTCCTCTTAATAAAGCAGGTGGAACAAATATCAATGTAACGTTCCAAACTTTATTAGTAGACCAGATGACAACACAGAAGGCAGCTAAAATAATTGATAAAGAAATAAATAAATTAAGAAAAAACGATCAGTCATTATTATATGCAAGGAATACGAGGTAATTATGGCAACAACAAATGTTAAATTTTTAAGTGCTGGTTATATAACAGGTTCAGATGAAGTTGTAACATCTACTGGAACTATTACAACTGGTAATTTATTAGATAGAAACGATGAAACAACATGGTCATCAGTAGCAGAAGGTGGCGACGGAACAAGTGCGACTATAACATGGACTCCTCCGGCAAGTAAAACTATTGATACTATCTTTTTAAAAAATCATAATCTTGGTAGTTATCATATTACTTATGATGGAACAGATACTGATTTTTCGCCAGCAATTAATTATGCAAGTGTAACAGGAACAAATTCTTATCATGAGGTAGGCACACAGGCAGTAGCTTCGGTTGTAATTACAATGACAAATACTATTGTTGCTGATGAAGAAAAATATGTAGGCGAAATATATATTGGATTAAAAGATTTTGAAGCCGATAAAAATCCTGCTGAATATAATCCTATTATTAGTAAAAAGGGATTTGACTTAGATATGGCAGATGGTGGTGTTAAATCAATCTGGTATGCTGAAAAATTTAAAGCTGATTTGAATTTTAATTTTGTTTCAACAACCGAGATAGCAAACTTTAATGATTTATATAACGATCATGCTAGTTTTTATTTTGCACCTACTCCAACAGATGAGGGCACAGATTGGGATGGCGATAGCTGGTTAGTTAATTGGGTTGGCGACAAAGACATGTATAAACTAACAAATGGAATTAGTAAAGTAGTAGGGTTTGACGTCAATATGAGTTTATGGGAGGTAAGCAATTAGTGGGCTATGAAGCTGGATTAGAAACTATTGAAAGTTTAAACAAGGCTTCTTATTTAACACCTTTTAGAAAGGTTGAAATAAAAAGAAGGCTTGCTGATGGCTCTGGGGATTATGAAAGTGCATGGTATGATGTAACAGATAATATTAAATCTTTTGGTAATATTACATGGGAGATAGATGTTAATACAGTTGGTTCATTTATACAAAGCAATGCTTCGTTAATAGGTAATAATACAGAAAAAGCATGGGAAGACGAAACATTTAGCCAAAGTCTTTTCTCGGGTTATCTAACTAGATATAAAACACTCTTTAGAATTTCAACAGGCTTATATGATGATGATGGAAATATATCTCCTAAAGGGTCAGCTTTATTTTTTCCAGATTCTGATTATTCAGCACAAAATAGAGCTTATGTTAATTCAGCAGATTATGATCTAAATACAGATACTTATACTCTTGAAGCATGGGGCTATCCAAATGATAAATCTTGGCAGTATATCCTTAGATATGGAAATTCTGCTCCTCAAACAAATTATTCAGTCATTTTTCATACAGTTGATAATATAATATTTTTATGGAAAGATACAGGAGGAATAACAAGAACTAAGTCAAGTGGGTTTAAGTATGAAAAAAATAAATGGTATCATGTTGTTGCAGTAGTAAAACCAAATGATGATCAAATTATTTGGTATGTAAACGGAGTTAAAAATACTACTGCTGTTAGTTTTTCAACTCGACCATTAAAAAGCGGAACTACTTTAAATCTTACATTTGGTGGTGGTCCGGGTAATGGGAACTCTAATTTGGGAGTTGATGAAGCTAGAATTTATAATAGAGAACTTACGCAAGAAGAAGTTATGAAACATTATAATCAAGGTAAAGGAACTGCAACTAATTATTCAACAAGTGGGCTTATTGGTGGTTGGCATTTTGACGAAGGAACTGGAACTACAGTTGCAGATTATTCAAGTAGTGGAAATGATCTAACTATTCAAGCTGGAACTGGGGATGGAACTTCTTGGATAGAGGGCAGGGTTGACAATGAAGATAAACAAACTTTCTGGTATGGGATTTTAACAGATGGAATCCAAAATACTGAAACAGAAAGTAATTTAGTTATAAATTCATTAACTCAAATATTTAGAGAACAAAATGTTTCTGGTTTATCTTTAAGTGCTACTGATACAGCTTCGGATATTGTAACTAAAGTATTAGCATTAACAGATAATTCAAGTAATAATGTTTTTAATAGGTTTATAACTGGCACAGATATAACTGCTACAACAGTTGATTATCCGGACGTTGCTACTCCACAAGATCAATCATGCTGGGATGTTATCAATAGAATGTGTTTAACAGAAGATTATTGCGGTTTTATTGGTAGCGATGGAAAATTTTATTTTAAAGGCAAAGATGCAACAGCAGATGTTAAATGGAACTTTAATGGTGCAGGTGCTTACGATTCTACTTATGGCGTGAATATAATTGGTATAGAAAAAGCCAATAACATCTGGGATAAAATTTATAATAGAGTTGTAATTGAATATGACGATTCTACTTATAGTATTAATACTGATACATGGAGTAAAGGCGATGGTTCAAGTGCTGATAAATATGGCGAACGACAACTAAACATTTCAGAGTTATGGCTTGATAGCTCCGGAGCAGATACACTTGGAACAGCATTAAAGACAAGTTATAAAGACCCTAAGAGAGAAGTTATTTTAACATCTAGCACTTATAATCCGCAGCTTAGTTTGCTTGATAGAGTATCAGTAAATTATTACGGAGAAAATACAGTAGAGCCAGCAGGTATTTGGGGCGTTAGTGTTTGGGGTTTAAGCTATTCTGCTGGTGTAGGTTTATGGACTGGTAAAACTGGTGGCATATATCTAAAAGACGAGGAGATGTCAATAATAGGTATCGAGCTAGATTTAGATAGTTTTGTTAGTAAATTTCATTTAAGGGAAATTTGAGGTGTTGTTATGGAAGAAATAAGCAATGGTAAGAGTTTAATTATCGGTAAGATTTGGGATAAGGTGGAGAATATAGATTATAAGGGTTGCCAATACGGAAAAGTTTTATCAGAAAAAACAACAGGTGTTCAAGAGCATATTGTTGAAATAAAAAAAGAGTTATGCGATATTAAAAAACTTTTAAATACTGGAATTATTGTTTTAATTTTAATGACATTTATTGCCGGCGGTAATTGGATAGAAATGTTATTTAAAACATTATTGAGGTAACCATGAAAAGAAAAGAAACAAAAGCTATTATCGTTCATCATAGTGCAAGCCCTAGAAGCTCTACTACTCTAGCTATGATTAAATCTTGGCATTTAGCAAGAGGCTGGGATAATATCGGATACCATTACGTTATAACTGCAGATGGTAAGATACATAAAACGATATCTGATGATGAAGATGTTGGAATACAAGTTGCTAATTTTAATCATGTAAGTTTAGGGATTTGTGTAACTGGGAATTTTAATAAAGAATATCCTACTTTTGAACAATTAAAATCTTTAAGAGGATTACTAAAAGTATTAATTATTAAATATAAATTAAGGTATTGGAATATTTACGGACACAAAGACATAAAGAAATATTTTATATTTAATACTACAAAGACAGATTGCCCGGGGAATGCTTTATATAATATGCTTCAATATTTTAGAAAAGATTTATATTATAAAGGATATTAGGAGGAATAAAAAATGAGTGGAAGCAATTGGTATGAATTTACAAATGACACAGGGGATAGAACACAGGTAACAAATGCTGATGAAGTAAATGCAAATTTTGATTGGTTAGATGGACATATTGTTCCTCATAATGGAAGTGCTAAAACAGATAGCACTTATGATTTAGGGGAAACAAATTATTATTTTAGGCAAGGATTTGTTGATAGCGGAACTTTTAAAGATTTAGAAGTAAATATTAATGGCACAAATGCAATGAACTTTGGAACACAGGGAATAATAAATACTCCATTACAATCAGCTTTTAGATTGAATAATCCTACTGGTCAAAATGGTATCGGAACTGATTGGACAATAGTGCAATATACTGATGAACTTTTTGATAATGCTAGTGAATCATTAGCCGGAACAGATTCAACTTTTACTGCTAAAGAAACTGGAACATATTTATTTTCCGCTAGTTTTTATCAAAACATAAAT